GGCCGAACTGGCGATGCTCTGCTGGGCGGCGGCCAGCGCCGATTCGCGGGTGACTGTCTGCTGCTTGGCGATTGCCTGGTCGTTCGCGGAGCGCTCGGCGGCGGCGTCCTTGGCCTTTTGCTCCAGTTGCGCCTTGGTTTCAGCGGCGACGCGGGCGCGTTCTGCTTCAACGGCTGCGGCGGCTACCTTGTCGGCCTCAATCTTCGCCACGCGTGCTGCTTCGGCGATTGCCAGATCAGCTTTTGCTTTTTCCTCGGCCGCGATCTTGGCGCGCAGGTCCGCGGCCTTTTTCTCTTCGGCGGCCAGGTGCGCGGCGACGCGCGTCGTCACCACCAGCTGGAAGTCTTCCATCGGCTTGGTGATGATCTGCGCCATATCCATGAACAGGGCACCGTGGCCGGTGGCGTTCTCCTTGCACCAAGCCTGCTTGGCGCGGTAGTCGGCGGCAGTGGCATTGGTGCTAATCTTCGCGTTGGCCAGCAGCGTGTCGACGGCATCCTGCAGGCTGGCCAGAGTGCGCTTGTTCTTCATGGCGCCGGCGAAGTCTGGTACCGGCGCAGTGAGGCGCAGCGGCTTGATCTCGGCTTCCAGCGCGGTGACGTGCGTGGTGTACGCCTCCTTCGCCTTGGCCAGGATGCCTTCCTTGATCAGTTGCTTTTTGCTGACCACCAACTTCTCCAGCACCAGGCGCTTCGAGCGCAGCTGCTCCTTGATGTTGTCGATGGTCTTCATGACCGCATCGATGGTGGCGGCCTGGCCCAGCACCGAAGCCTTCGTGGCTTCGAGGTCGCGCTCGGCGTCGGCGCAGAACTTGACCGTGGCTTCGGCGTTGGCGAAATCTTCGTCGGTGGCCAGGTCGGTCTTGATCTTGGCGATGAACGCCGTGGCCGCCGCCTGGAACTGCGGCAGGTTGGACTGCACCACTTCGCCGCGCGTTTGGACGACGAGCGCGGGAAGGGCCATGATCACCTCGGCGGCCGGCTTCTCAATGATCTCCTGCGGCACGTAGGCGGCGACATCGAGATCGAACTGCTCCCAGCCCGCGCGGATCCGGTCGAACCAAGCGGCATCCGGATAGACCCACATGTGGACCATGTTCTCGGCGGTGCCGTCGGACACCACGAAGATCAGCTTCTCGGCGCCGGTCACCATCAGCACCTGCTGGCACTGCGGCATGTGTTCTTCCGGCAGCACGCCGCCAGCGACAGACGCGACCAAATCGGCATTGCGCTGCTTGTGCTCGAAGGCGATATCGTCGCCCAAGGTCAGACCATCGCAAGATGCACTCTCGGCGCCCAGTGAACAGGTGACCGGATACAGTTCGTCGCCGATGATGCCTTCGACAATAGGGCGTGCCATTGCTTCCACCTCGTGGCCGTAGTCGAGGATGTTTTCCCGCACCCAGTCGCTAAACTCCTTCGCAAGTCCGGTCGCCTTCATGCGGATCAGCTCGGAGCGCTTCACCTTCTTAGATAGGCCAAGCATTGCAGCCGCTTCACTGGCGCCGTGATGCGCGGCGCGGAAGGCGACCCACTCATCGCTGCCTTGGAGGAGGTCGTGGACTTGGCGTGTCAGATTGTTCTCGCGTTTCATGATTATTCCTTCTCGTTTTCAGTTTCCGCAGTTGCCGCCGGCGCCCAGGAGTGGATGGTTTTTTTCTGCTCTTCGTTGAAGCTGGCCCGCGTGCTGAGGAACTTGATCAGGTCGTCCGGCGTTTTTCCTTTTTCGACCATTTGGCGCCACTTCGGCGTGTTCTCGCGGAAGATGTCGTCGGTGCATTCAGGCAGGCCGGGAGCGCCGACTGCCGCCGCTGCCGGCGTAATATCGCGCTCCGGCGGCTCCGTCGGGTAGTCGCGCAGCTCCTCGATCGATTTGATACCCTTCAGCGCATCAGCAAACAGGTCGCGGGCAGCAAAGGCGCGGGCGCGCATCTGCAGCATGCGTTTCGGAGCCGTCTGCCATGGACCCTGTTTGCCGGCGAGGCCCGCCTTCTTCGCATCCTCCATCGAGAAGGTTACGATGACGGCCGACTTGCCCCGGCGCTTGAGCGTCACGGTGCATTGCGTGTCGGTCTTTTCCTCGTGCGAGTCCTCGTATTCCGGATGGCTCAGGATCAGCGCCCACATCGCATCGCCCCACACTCCCGGGTTTCCGTTGATGCTCGCGATGCCCTGCAATGACTGCATCGGCTTCAGGCCCAGTTCGGCGCCCATTTGCACGGCAACCAACACGTTTCCGGGTTTGCCGATGTATGCCTTGGGGACCATATCGGACGAGGCCAGGATCTTGGCGAACTCCATTGCCTCGGTAAGATTGCGAGGCGTCAGCGTGAAGGCGCTTTCGGCTTGCAGTGCTACTTCATTCATGTTTCCCATCAAATTCTCCGGGTTAGTTTCGTTAAAGCTGCGTTCAGCAGGGCAAGGCGTAAAGCGTGCTGCGGGCGGTGGCCGGCGCGCAGGTTGCGCAGCGCGGCGCCGGCGATATCGGCGAGGACGGCTCTCACGTCGTTCTCCCGTAGATCACCTCCTGGTCGCGGCACGCGCTCTCGGCATCTGCGTGCTGCATGTAGGCGTAGCCAAGGAAGATCACCAGCAGGAGCAGGGCGGTGGTCACGGCGTCACGGATGCGCATCGGGGCCTCCGACCTTGACCGCGCCTGCGATGTGCTGCTGGAGCCGATCGCGACGCTCCTGGATCACGCGCTGCACTTCGGCGTGACGATATTTCGCCGGGATGCCCAAACCTTCCAGCGCGATCTCCAGCAAGCGGAACTGGCGGGACACGCGGTGATTCGGCTCGCGGCAGAGGGTAACGATGCGCTGCAGCGCTTTCTCGGCAGCGGCGCTCACGGCATCACCATCGGCGGAATGAGCAGGTCGACCAGGTACTGGGCCATCAGGACCAGCAGGCAGACGGCGCCGATCATCAGGCGCGGGTGGCGGCTGCACCAGTCACCGGGCGTGCCGAACAGCAGGCGGGTCGAAATATTGAAAGTCTGTTTCATGATCTGCTCCACGGTTATTGGGTCATGCCAGCGCGCCAGCTCTTCGCGTGCTCGCACTGCAGCGCGTAGCCTGCGGCGCAGTTTTGATCCCACAGTTTCAGGAGCTCGGCGGCATCGGTGCGCGGGTAGATGCGGCTGGCGTACTGGTTCGCCAGGTCTTCATGCAAAGCCCGGCCGAGCGGGAATTTTTCGCTGCGCAGTTCGTCCAGCAATTCCGGGTACAGCGAGATCGCAACGGCGTGGCCCAGCTCATGCACCAGCACGAAGTCGCGGCGTGGTTTCGGCTGATCGCAGACGCGCGCATTGACGCGCACCAGGTCGATGTCCGCCTCGTATTCGCCGCTGTTGCCGTCGTCGCTGGTGCCGATCATGACGCGGATGTTCCTGATCTTGTTAGCGTCGGGAATCCAGACCACGCGCTCCGCCTCCGCCTTGAATACCTCGATGTCGGCGCGCAGCTGGTCAATGCATGTCGCCTGCGCCGCGCCGCAGAAGGCGAGGGCACAAACGGCGGCGATCATGCCGGCCTCGCGGCTGGCCAGCTTCGGCGCCGGCACGTTGCGGTACGTGCGCTCGACCTCACGCAGGGCATAGGTGCTGCCGGTCGGCACGCGGTCGCTGGCGTCCAGGTTGCCGCCGGTGAGCGCGCCCAGCAGGCCACTGTCCTGGTATTCCCAGTCCATCGCAGCGAAGACGGCAAGGCGAGAGTCGCGGCCGGCGGTCATGTGGTTTGCATTGGTGCTGACTTCGCGCATCGCGCTCTCCTGTTGACTTCGTTGTTGGGGAGCGCGTTCGCCGCTCGCTGCGTGTGGTTTTCGGTACTGGCGCGGTCGGCTCTCTGGCGTACTGGCGCATTCCCTACTTTTTCACCAACAGGGGAGGCGGCTAGCGTGTGCGGTGCCGTATGTACGGCGCTGGCTCCGCGCTTTTGCTCGACCAGCTGCAACCGGCCGCCTCCACTGTTGGCCCTGCGCTCGCCTGGCGCAGGTCAGGTGCTGCTCACGCCGTCGCGGCGCGATCCCATGCCGCCCGCTCGGCGCGCCCCTCGTTCCGGCTCGCCGCCCGCGCTTCGACGCCGGCGCGGTCCACCGCCCAGCCCATCACCGCCATCTGCGCCAGCGAGAACAGGCAGACGAGGTTCACGGTGGTGCCGGTCAACGCCACGGCCTCCACGGTGCAGCCGTCGTCCTGGTCGGCGTGGCCGTAAAGGTCCAGGTGCAGTTCCTTGAAGCGGTAGCCGGCGAACAGCAGCGCCAGGCCCGACGGCACGGTCGGCTGCAAGCTCGGCACCGGAGTGGCGTTGACTGCGCGCGCGGCCAGCAGTGCGGCGTTGATCGGCGCGTTCATTTGCCGCCCGCGTTATTCGGCAGCAGCTTCCAGCCCAGCTGCTCGCGGAACTGCTCCGGCGACAGTGGCGGCGTGCCGGCCGCGCGGTGCTGCGCCATCAGCGTGCGGACCTGCTCTTTGCTTGGGTGCGTCGTTGTCATGAACTTCTCCAGAGTGAGGGAAGGGCGCCGCCGCTGCGCGGTGGCTTGGGACCGGGAACCTGGGACCAGAGACCTATGCGGGTTTGGTGCAGCGGAAGCCGACGAGGTCGCCCGCGTAGGACGGATGCATGCAGCTGAGACAGAACACGCCGGCGTCGTCGCCGTCGAACCAGTAGCCGCCACGGACGAGCGCAAAGCCAGACCAGCTTTCGCCGCCACTGGTGCGCCAGCCGATGCCTTTTTCTTTCGACGGGTACGGCGCGGTGGTCAGCGAGATCGATTTCGATTCCATGCGGCCGGCAACCAGGCCGCGCGCGTCGCCCTGCACGTCGTCGAAGGCGTAGGTGTAGATGTTCCCGGCCACGCCGTAGACGCGCTCGCCGCCCGGCAGCACGTGCCAGTTGCGCTCGTTCTCGGCGGCCTGGTAGTCGGCGGCCTGGCCGCTGCTGACGGTGCCGCGGTGCAGGCCCTGATAGACCGCGCCCTCGCCGACTTTGCCGCTGGTCCAGTTTTCCGGCTGCTGGCAGATCAGCTGGCGTACCACCAACTCCTGCGTCTCGCGGGCCAGCTGCATGCCGGCTGCTTCGGCGGCGGCGCCGGCCTGGTCGAAGGTGATGCTCACCCAAGGCTTCGCGCTGATGTCGTGCACCAGCTTGCCGTCGGCGCCCTTGCTGGCTGGGTAGCGGGCGTACCAGAACGCTGGCACGACCAGCGAGGTACCGTCGGCGCGCTGCAGCGTGGTCTGCTGGACCAGCACGAAGTGCGGGGCGACCGCAGCCTTCACCGCCTCGGCGACCGGCGCCAACGCAAACTCGGCCAGGCCGGTGCGGAAGGCGATCGCTGCGTCGCGTGCAGCGACACTCTCGTCGCGCTCCAGCAGTTGCGCCTGCAGGATCGCGGCGGAGAGAACGTGGTGAAGTGCTGCGGATGCTTTGGTCATTTGAGGCTCCGGTGGGTTATTGGGTGCTGCTGTACTGGCAAAGCCCCGTCGTGCGGGGCGTGTGGTCTAGCGCTGGCTGGGCGCGTTGAATTCGAGCGGCGGGCCGTCGGCGCGGGTGATCGCCAAAACCAGGGCTATCACGACGAGCACGATGGCGAGGCGGGTGACTTTCTTTGTCATGACGTCGACCGCCAATCAGCCGAGCGAAGCCGGCACGGCCACGGTCGAGAAGTCGAACTGCGGAACAACGTCACCAGCTGCTGCAGCTGCGTCGGTCAGGGCTTTCATTTCTGCTTGGCTCATGGC